AGTTTCTTCCTGCCTTCCTTGTAGTTCAAACCGCTCATATTGATGAGGGAGAATGCCTCGTCGATGTTCTCCTTCTTGCCATCAGACTCGTTAATGGCGTTGCGGAGGTAGTAGATGTTGTTGATAGCACGGTCTTCCTTCACCAACTTCGTGTAGTCGTTGATAGCCTTTGCACCTTTCTTGGTAAGAAGCACATCGTCACACACATTTTCGAAAATGTGCATAATATCACCGACGGGGAGTTTTCCGAGGTTCTCGACACAATCGTCAAAAACGGTTTGTGCGATGGTAGCCTCACGCTCCTCGTTGAGAGCGGAAATCATCTGTGCTTCTTTCTTCTTATATTCTTTCTCGATTTTTGAGATTTTCTCGTTCAAATTCATAACGGAATGCTTTTTACATAAATATCTTAATCGTTCAAAGGAACGGTATCACCAACGAGTTTGTCGATGGTTTCATTAAGTTCCGTTGCCATTGTTGAAAGTTCCTCGTTTATGAGCAGCACATTTTCCGAAGGTTTGTCAGCTTTCTTCTGCGGAGCCACCCTACCAAGGGAAATTCCTTCATTCTGTGTATGCCCGAGGTGTTTCATATATGCGTTGAAGTAACTGAAACGGTTTCTGGATTCCTGAAGAGGTGTTCCAGCGTCTACATCAGGTGCACTTTGCATATCAACACTCTCTTCCTGACCGCCTACATCACCGCCTTCATTACCCGGGGAACCGAGACTGTCAATGTCTTCTTCACCGGTGTCTGGTCCTGCAATAGGACCTCCACCTCCCATAGAACCTCCACCTCCCATAGGACCGCCTTCGCCCTGTTCAAGGTTGTAGTTGTACTTAGCCTCAGGGTCACCATAGATTCTGTCGGTCGGGTCAAAGATGCCGGTCTTCTTGATAATCTGGCTGGTATTTTCGAGCTCAGCGGCGAGAGCCTTTTCAAGACGGATTTCATTGAGGTTCTCAGCAATTTCCGTGTCGGTGTAACCCATAACCTCCTTGAGAGCCCTATGGTAAGACATAATCTGGATGCCATTGCCAGGGTCTGCGAGGAGTTGCTGCATAGTCTGCACTTTTTTGCCCATCATATCTAGCTCCTGCTGCTGGACCTGAGATGAAGGGTTGTGCATTGTCAATGAGAAGTTGGTAAGGTCATCAGTGAAACCAAGGAGCCAGAGATGAACGATACAAATCTTATTGAGTTCCATCAGCAACGCCTGCTGTATGCGGTTAATCATACGACTGAACCTAACATCGAGGAAGGAAAGGTTCTGACCTTTGCCCTGCGTGTCTTGGAAGTTCAAGAATGCCTTAGGAACACGGAGTGCGGCGAGCATCTTTCCACGCATATACTCGATGTCGTCCATCGATGTCTGGTTGGTAGCCGCCGGAAGGTTCTCAATCTTGGATGAATTCTCCTCCTTCCTGAAAGGGATGAAGAAGTCGGTATCCACAGAAAGGAACTGTTTCCTGAGGTCGAGTTGACCGGTCTCCGGGTCTATGAGTTGGGTTCTCTTGAACTGGTTGGCGACAGTCTCCACATATGATGGAATATCCTGTTCGTCGATATCGCCAGTATAGATTTTGAATACGCGGCGTTCGATACTCCTCTCAAGACGATAAAGAAGCATCATATCCTCCATCAGGGTAAGCATTCTCCAAGACCTGCGAGCCTTGTGGAGCCAACTCACGCCGTATGGGAGGAAAGAAGAGTCGGTGATAAGACGGAAGTGGGCAATCTGGAAAAATTTGAATGGGATGTTCCCAGCCTTGTTCAGCCATAGGAACTGTGTGGCGTTGGTTTTCACCGCACCGTTCTGGTTGATGCTCCCGATTGCCTGATAAGGATTGGTAAGACCGTTCTCAATTCTCTGCATCTCGAAGATAGGGAGTTCCATCCAACCCCTTACGCCATCCTCTTTGTTGATGTTGAGAAGCATAAAGTCGTTACCGTACTTACACATACTTCTGCACACCATAGGGAGCATAATATGGAGGTCGAGACGGTTGTAGAGAAGGTCTTCGAGGATTGCCTTGATGCGTTCGGACTTGGAGTTAACCATCACCATTTTTCCAGTGCTGCCAATCATACAAGCCTCTTCGGAAACAATATCGAGGGCGGCACCAATTTCAGGGGTGATAGTGTCCATAATCTGGGCATCCCTGTACATCATTTGTACATTGGTCAACTCCTGTGTAGACTTGATGGCATTTTCAAGACTGGCTTTATACCATTGCCTTGAAAGCAACGCCTGCTGACGCTCTTCCAAAGCCTTTCTGTTGAACTCCTCTTTGTTATCAGAACGGAAAATCACATCGTCCTGCTTCTGCGAGCCCGATGCCAGTGTATAGTAGTTAGTAGTTCTGCTCGGCAGCACCCCCGGGTCTTTCTGCCGGGTTTGTCTGCCCATCAGGACATTGTTCAAGTTCTGAAATATAGTAGCCATTAACTTGTTTTGTTAAAAGATAATACGATTCGAGGAAAAAGTAAATTATATTGCCATAATACCAAGCGGAACGCCAGCAAGGATTTCCCTGTTGGCTTGCATCATTTCCGCCTGTCTCTTGAGGAGAACCGCCGGGTCCATTTCCTCAAGTCTCTTGCGGAGCATTTCCAGAGTCTCTTTCCTCTCGTTCTGACCTTGGTTGTGAAACATCTGGTAGTCCATTGTCATTTCCGCCTGCGGTATCATCACCTTACCTCCGTAGGTGCCACGGATATTACCGAGTGTTTCCTTGGCTTTGGCAACGAACAACTGACGGACGATGGTCTTCGTAGGCTTGTTTAGAAACGCGAAGTCGATTTCAGAAAGCGGAACTTGGTCCGGATATAGGATGACATCGTCGTTAGCCCTTGCGCACTCCTCGGCATCCTCAGCGGAGGAAACGTCGTAGTAAGTGTACCACACTTCACAGCCTACGAGACCGATGAGACCGCCGTAACCACCCATATAGTTGAAGGTGAGTTTGCTCCCCGGGGTAGACATAAGGTGAAGGATATGTGTACCATCAGGACCGGCGGTCATTGTGTATACAAGGTCGCCGCGGAGAAGGCGGTTCTTATAGGTAAGGTCAGTAGCAAGATAGGCAACATCGGCCGCCGGGGCAGTAAAGAAACCACCAACAGGTCCATAGGCACCACCACCAAGTTGGGCGTAACCTCCGCCAAATCCGATGTCAATACCGGCGTATGAAGCAAAAAGTGCCGCCTGTGTGGTTGGTGGGTTCACATACATAACCTTGTTCACCTGTCGACCGGCGGGAATGATGTAATCCTGTTTTCCCTTTTCAATCTTCACATAGTCTTTCTTCAATTCCCAAGGACCGTTCTGCTGAAGACCAACTTCCTTTGAGAACCAGTATGAATATTGTTTTGCCAAGTCAAGGGACCTTGTAGAAAGGGCGAAAGCAAAGTCGGTGTTGGATACACCCTTACCATACAACGCCGCCCACTGGTTCTTAATTAACCAGTTCATAGTCTGTTCAGAATAATCCTCCTGTGCAATATCAAGGATGTCACAGAGTTGGTCATCAGTCAACTGCACTTTTCTAACAGGAGCACCGCAGAGGGTCCTGCACTGCTTGAACATCTTCTGTATTTCAGGTGTTATTTTGGTTGCCATATGTTCAATAATTCTTCTTATAAATACCTTCAGCACCGTAAACTATTTATAGATAAGGGAGAAATGCCCATTTTTAAGAAACAGGCATATTTATTTAATTTTACTAATTTGAAGAAATATGGCGAAATACATAGATTGGGATAAAATTCAAAAGGAGTACGCAACCTGTTACCTCGACAAGAGTCGCGTGTATATGATTACGAACTACCTCAAGACATATGATGCCACCCAGAGCAAAGATGTTCCTTTCCACCTTTTCCCGAGGCAGCAGGACCTTTGCAAACTTCTCGGTGACGCGAGCAATGTGGTTACAACCAAAGCCCGTCAGATGGGTATTACCACAACCTGCGGTGCATTCATCTCCGGGGAAATGGCTCTTGCGGAGAAAGAACAGCCTATAACAGTTCTTTGTATTGGTAACACCCTCGACCTTGCACAGCAGATGCTTTTCAAAATTCGCGACTTCCTTCTCCAATACCCGGCTTGGATGTTCGGTGATAACGAACTTATGGAGAAATGTGAAGACATCACGGAACCACCAGCACAGAAGGTTCTTTTCAAGAAGTGCAATGATAAGGAGTTCATCCTTTTCAACGGCAGTAAATGTGTAGCAAGGTCATCAGGTCCTAACGCCTCTCGAGGTGTCGGTGGTGTGACATGGCTCATCTTCGATGAAGCTGCGTTCATTGAGAAAGGACGCGATGTATATACTTCTGCTGTGCCTACCGTTTCAACCGGTGGTCACATCGTTATGATTTCCACCCCTAACGGTAAGGACCAACTCTACTACGAAACCTGCAAGCGTGCAAAGCATAAGGGAACCTCCGACTGGAACAATTTCGAGTTGCTGGAGATGAAGTGGTATCAGGACCCCCGTTACAACAAACACCTCAAATGGGTTAGAAGGGACCAAGAAAGCGGAGAACTTGAAACTATCACCGAGGATACCATCGACAAGGACGGTAATATCGCTTGGGCTCCTGAACACTGGGAGAAGATGATAAAAGACGGCTGGTCACCAATCAGTCCTTGGTACACGATGATGTGCCAGCAGTTCAACAACGATACGATGAAAATCGCACAGGAACTTGATGTGTCGTTCTTAGGTTCTGCAAACAATGTCGTTGACCCCCGCTACATTGAAATGCAGGAGAAGTTGAATGTCCGTGAACCGGATAAAAACCTCCGCGACCCATTCCTAGCCGACACTTGGTTCTGGAAAGCACCTATCGAAGGACATAGGTATATTATGTCCATAGACGCATCCCGTGGCGATGCTTCCGATAGGAGTGCGTTGGAGGTTATTGATATGGATGGTATTGACGAAGATGGTAACCCTATTATCGAGCAGGTTATGGAGTACCACGGTAAAATCACCGGCGACGACCTTGGTGAAATTGCATACCGTTACGGTTGTCTGTACGGCGACGCGTTTACCGTCGTCGATTGTATTGGCGGTACTGGTGATGCCTGCATCTTGACTATGAAGCGTCTCGGCTACACGAACTTCTACTACGACAACCCTTTGATGTCCAAGTATATGATGGAACAGGAGGCAAGTTCACTTGGCACAGATAAAGACGGTAAACTCCCGGGGTTCCACACCTCATCCGTCCGTTTCCAGATGTTGTCTTCCTTCGCGAACTTGGTTAGGACCAACGCGTTCAAAATCCGTTCTCTTCGTGTAACCAACGAACTCGATACTTGGATTTACAAAGGTACCAATGTCCGTATGGACCATATGGATGGATTCCACGATGATACCATCACCTGCCTCGCTATGGGGTTGTGGGTTATGGAGTGGAACTTCAATATGATTGAACGCAACAGGAAGAACGATAAAGCAAATCTCGCGGCGTTCATTGCTGGTAACTCCAATGCTGGTATGGTTTACGCTAAGACCGTTGAGGACCAGAGGAGTATTGAAAAGAAATATGTTATGCCGATAGTTGTTGGTGGCTCCGGTGTGACGAAACGGCAGGCAAAGACCAATCCTTATGCTTGGCTCATAAAATAAGAAAACGCGGGGATTATTCCTCGCGTTTTTTTTACCATCTTTTTTTATTCATTCCGTTTGGGTCAACTTTTGAAAGGTCGATTTTCCCCAATACTTTTAAACCACCGTTCTTTTCCCTATCCTCTTTTTCTTTCTCAGCTTCTTGTGATTTAATTTTGTCAGCAACACCCGGTAGATACCCGTGACCTAGAGCGTGTGAAATGTCCTTAAGTTCGTCTTTTATTTCCCACGGGGTACCATTTTTTGCTTGTAATGAGTAGTTACAAAATTCTTCTGTCATATCATAAGCACCATCAAACCAGTCCTCATCATTAAGTATAACAGTAACGCCGCCACGCACGATTTCAATGTATTCTTTACCGAAAAACTCATTCAAGATGTTACACATTTGTTTTGCTGCC